CAGAGGATTGGGCAAGTAAATTAATAAAAGAAAAGAAAACTGGTTTACAGAAATTAGCTGACTTTATAAAATCAAAACCTAACAAAGAAAGTAAATTAGATAAGAGTTTTTATAAGGTTAGATATGAATATTCTGAAAAGTATTCAAGTGGTAATTCAAGAAACTTTTGTAAAACTATGATGGGAAGAACATCAAAAGGTGTTGTATATAGAAAAGAGGATATAGATGAAGCAAGTTTTCAAGGTGTAAATAAATCTTTTGGTCATAAAGGCAATAACTACTCACTTTTTAAATTTAAAGGCGGTGTTAATTGTGGACATTTTTGGTCTGAAAACCTTTATAGGTTGAAATCTAAAACAGAAAAATACATCTCAAAAGGTAAAGAAGTTGATAGTATTCCACAAAGCTATACACCAAAAGGAGAAGAATATAACAAGGCAGAGATAGCACCAAAGGATATGCCTAACAACGGACATCACCCAAATTATAAAGGATAAAATATGGCAACTGCATTATTTATAAGTAGAACGGATTTAGTAAAGAATAGTATTCTTGACGGTAATGTAGATACTGACAAGTTTATACAATTCATTAAGATTGCACAACAGATAGATATTCAGAATTATTTAGGAACTGATTTATACAATAAGATTAGTAATGATATTGTAGCTAATAATTTAACTGGGAATTATTTATCTTTAGTTAATGACTATGTACAACCTATGTTGATACATTACGCAATGATGCAATACTTACCTTTTGCAGCGTATCAGATAAAAAACGGTGGTATTAGCAAACATACATCAGAGAATGCAGAAAGTGTTTCTAAAGAGGAAGTTGATTATTTAGTAAACAAAGAAAGAAACTTTGCAGAGTATTATACAAGAAGGTTTATAGATTATATTTCTTTTCACGAAGATAGCTTCCCAGAGTATAACAGTAATACAAATGAGGATATAAGTCCAGATACTAATGATTTATTTAACGGTTGGGTTTTATAATGAGAGCAACATACAAACCAAAGGAAACAAATATTGTTAAATTAAAGAAGTATTTAACTAAAAAAGAGAAAAATGGCAAACGAAATATACGATAGTACTTGGTGGGGTAACACAATACAGACTGCATCTTCAATAGGTACATCTACTGAAATGATACAAGGTCAGTTTAATATGGAGGATAGGCAAGAAGTTGAAGCAGTAAAATGTTTAGCAGACGCAATTCATAGAATAGGAATACAAGACATACAAAATTAAAAACAATGGCAAAACCAAAATTAGCATTAGTACCATCCGCTCAAGGAAGCAAGTTTTATTCTGTACTACCATCAAGTGGTGTAGGGGATTTTACATTTTCACGTAGTGGTTCAGCAACGAGAATAAACTCACAAGGACTAATAGAAACAGTTGCAGACGGAGTTTCAAGATTAAACTATACTTTGATTGATGGTGTTGTAAATGGTTGTCCAAGTCATTTATTAGAACCAGAGAGGACTAATCTACAAATTTATAGTGAGGAATTTGACAATGGTATTTGGAATAAGACAAGGGCATCAATAACACCAAATGATGCAATTTCTCCAAGTGGTTTATTAGATGCTAATAAACTTGTAGGAGTAAGCGGTTCATCAAGTTATATATTTGATGGTATTTCAGTAACATCTGGAGATGTTTATACAATATCAGTTTTTGCTAAATATATAGATATTTCTGAATTTGTATTACTTAATTTTACACAAAGTGGTAATGCTTACTTTAATATAGAAAACGGAACTGTTATAAGTAACTTTGGAACTGTTACCGAACCAAAAATAGAAAATTACGGAAACGGTTGGTATAGATGTATTGTTAAATTTACTGCTACTGCTACTGGAAATGTTAATTACGGATTTTTCTTAAATAACGCTACTGGTAAAAGTGTTCATATTTGGGGAGCGCAATTTGAATTAGGAAGCTACCCAACAAGTTACACACCAACAACAACTGCAACAGTTACTCGTTCAGCAGAAACTGCTACTGGTTCTGGAGATGTAGATACTTTTAATGATTCAGAGGGTGTTTTGATGGCAGAGGTTGATGTAGTTGCAGACAGTACAGAAAAATGGATTAGCATTTCTGATGGTAGCACTACGAATAGAATAGTTTTATACATATCATCAAGTAATACTTTAAGAATTTTTGTAGATGCTTCTGGAACACAAGTTGATATGAATGAGGTTGTAAATTTAGATAGTTATAATAAAATAGCGTTTAAATATAAACAGAATGATTTTGCTTTATGGGTAAATGGTATTGAACTTGATACAGATACAAATGGTAATACACCAAGTAATTTAAATGTTTTAAATTTATCAAATTCAAATGGCTTATCAAATCATTTTACTGGTAGTTTAAAACAACTACAATACTACGATTCAGCATTAACAGATGCAGAATTAGCTGCATTAACAACAATATAAATTATATACAATGAGAATTTCAAAATACGAGTTTAACAGTAAAGAACAAGCACAAGAAAAGATTGATGCTTTAGGTACTGCAACAGATGAAAACGGAAATGAATATCCAACTCACAAAAGTACTATTGTACAATTAGGTAACATCGTTTTAGAACAAGGGGAATACAATGAAGAGGGAGAAGAAGTTACTGCTCCAGTACTATCTGACAAATGGCACATAGATGCTTTATGGGTTAATTTAGAAGCTGATGAAGATGGAGAAGTAGACCACCCTTATGGTTGGAAATCTTATGCAGTAGACATTGAAGGTAATGGAGTACATTCTTTCTTTGGATTAAGCTACGACTCATTGAAATTGTAAAAATCTATTGCTATGGATATGAATGATTTGAAAATGGGATTTATAAACTTTGCTGCGTTTTCAGTAAGTTTTACAGATGTTGAAATATGGTTGAAATTAACTTTACTAACAGTAACAATTGTTTATACTGTTTTGAAGATTTTTAAACTATCAAAAAAGAATGAGTAAGTACTTTAAGAATATAGAGGAAAATATGAATGTAGATTTTCTTGCTAAATTAGATGAGGCAAGAGAATATGCTAATATACCTTTTATTATTAATTCTGCTTATAGAAGTCCAGAACATCCGTTATCAATTAAAAACCCTTCATCAAGTCATATAAAAGGATTAGCAGTAGATATAAGTGCAAAGGATAGTAGAACACGATTTTTAATATTAGATGCTTTATTAGCAGTTGAATTTAATCGTATAGGAATAGCAGATACATTTATTCACGTAGATTCAGATTTAGATAAATCACAAAATGTAATTTGGACATATTAAGAGGATTATTTCATTCAGTTATGTTTATTATGGGAGCAATCATAAGAACTGACTTTGTAAAATATCCAAGATTATTAATATTATCAAGTTGGTTTGTATATTTAGTTTATATCATTATGGGTATAATTTTTAGGTAATTAAATCATATTATATCATTATGGGTATAATTCAATTTTATAACAAGAGTAAATTATGGAAATAAACTTAATTTTATTAGTGCCAGATGCAATGATTATTGGATGGCAATATCATAAACCAGAAAAGGGTTTTGATTTTTCAGAACTTAACTTATATTTATTTTTCGGACAATTACAAATAAGATGGGCAAAAGATGAGTAAAATACTTAAATGGTTTACTGGTGGTTTAGTTAAAGAAGTAGGTAATGTTATTGATAAACTATTTACATCAGAAGAAGAACGCTTAAAAGCCAAGAATGAGATATTCAAGGTACTACAAGAACAACAATTAGAATTACAGAAACTACAAACAGAAATAATTGTTACAGAAGCGAATGGTAATTGGTTGCAAAGAAGTTGGAGGCCAATACTAATGTTAGCATTTGGCTTTATAGTTATTTATGTAAAATTTATAGCACCTTTATTTAGTTTACCTATTCCACCTTTAGAAGATGAGTTTTGGAACTTGTTGCAGTTAGGTATTGGTGGTTATGTAGTTGGTAGAAGTGTTGAGAAAGTAGCAGGAAACATAACTATAAATAAATAGATTGTACATCAAATTATACATAAAGTAAATAAATGTATAAATAAACTTAATATTTAAACAAATAATAAAAATATGTTTAATTTTTAAATAAATTTGTATTCCATTTTTTTTTTAATAAATTTGAAAAGTATTTAAAACAATAATTATATAATACATATATATATAAATATAAAAAAATTTTTATAAAGATATATAAAAAACATAATAATATATTTAAGTTTTAATACAAATTTTAAAAGGGTAGTTATATCTATAACTTAACTTAAGATTAAATTAATAAAAAATATATGGTAATAGATGTAATTGTAAAATGTAAATACTTTGGTGTTAAGAAATCATACACAAAGAAATTTAAAAGCAGTAAAGAATATTTGAATTTTAAAAATTGGATAACATCAGCAAGAGGTTATACTAACTTTAGTTTTTTAATAAAGCAAAAAGTAAATAAAGAGTTAGAATCAATAAGTAAACAAAAAAGAGATAATTCACATCGTAGTAAATTAGAATTTAAGTTAATAAATAATTCTTTAGATATTAAATTTAATAAATTCGTTTATTCTTTGATTTATAAAAATAAAATTGTTTATATTGGCAAAACAAATAATATTCAAAATAGAATTAAAACTCATCAATTAGAGGGTTTAAAAAAGTTTGATAGATTTTCTATTGTAGAAAGATTTTCAGAAGAAATAGATGATGTTGAAGTTTTAAAATATGAGGAAAAAATAATAAAATTATTAAAACCAATATATAATATATCACATAATAAATAAAATATGAACTCTATTCAATTAAAAAAAACAGACAAAGAAGACCATTACAGATTTATTATAAATGGTGTAGATGTAACTGGAGAACAAGAACGTAGTGTGTTCAGACATATTATAGAAGTGCTTGATAAAGGTATTGATGTATAATGCCAAAGAAAGCAAGTAGAAAAACAATAGTTAAAAAGTTAGATTCAATCTTTAGTATTTACATACGTAGAAGATATGCAAAGAATGATATAGCTGAATGTGTTACTTGTGGTAAACAAGACCATTGGAAAAGTTTACAAGCAGGTCATTTTATGAGTAGAAAGCATTACTCAACCAGGTGGGATGAAGATAATGTGGAAGTTCAATGTATGGGTTGTAATGTATATAGATATGGAGAACAGTATTTATTCGCTAAACATTTAGGAGAAGATAAAGCAGATAGTTTACTTGTTAAGAGTAGACAAATACAAAAATTTACAGATATAGAATTATTAGAAATGATAGAGTATTATAAACATAAGGTTGATAACTTAAAATAGATATATCAATTATTATTACTATATTTGAATGTCATTAAGATTTTTACTTTTTTCCTATTTGTCTTTATTTTGAAAGGGTTACATTAATTTGTAACCTTTTTTTTTATACTTATTTTAAATTTTTTTAAAAATAATCAACATTTATTGTTTGTAATTAAAATATTTGTTTTATATTTGTTACATAGTTAGAAACTAATCTAATTATTAAAGACAAAATATTATGACAAATTACACAAGAGAACAATTAGAACTTTTATCATTACGAAAATATGATAAACCTTACAATCAATTAACATTCATTGAATTTCAATTATTATACTAAAAGACAAATATTATGACATTATTAGACAGATTAAAACCAGAGTACAAAGAAATTTTAGATAGAAAAAATAATGATTTTCCTTCTTTAGTGGGTTCTATTATATCCTGCTTTCAAGAGTTGTATTTTGTATCAGATATAAAATTTGGTGTTTGGAGTGATATTAAATTCTTCACTAAAGTAGAATCTCCTTATGAATTATTTGTAGAATTATAAAATGAATAAGGAAACATAACATTTATTATCTACACAAGCAAATACAAATAGATTAGAACAATTAGGTATGCACAAAGAACCATTAAAGATTACATTAGAATTTTACAATAAGAAATTATCAACTGAAGTAGACCATTCAGATTTAGAACTTGATGAACTTCACGAATTATGGCTCGAAATTGTCAAAGGTATGGGATACCATATAGATACAATAAATGAATTTTATGAGTAGATATACCAGCACTAAAGATAAAAACAATAGATAACGATAGTAAAAACAAACACAATGGGAACAATAATAATAGCATTTATATTTATAGTACTTTGGATTTTTATTATATTAGAAATATATAATGCAAAGGAATTTAGTGAATTATATGGATACAAAGAAGATGAAAACAACAATTCAAAAAGTAATAAATTATGATAAGTACAGAAGCTTGGGATAAGTTAAAAAAGCAAATAGAGTACCATTTAAAGCAAGATAATAACTTGACTGATATAAGAATTAATTATCAAGTAAAGATACCAGAAAGAGGCACAAGAAACTATTTAGGGTTAAGTGTAAAGATAAATGAATAATTATGAGTTTAGAAGCAAAGGAATTTTTAGATAATAAACAAGAGCAGCACTTTAAACAATTTGGTGTTTACGCAGATGTAAATAGTAAGTTAGCTGAATGGATGCAAGAATATAAAGATAAACAATTATGAACGTAGAAATATTTATAGTATCAATAGGATTAGGAGTGTTAGGTTTTGCATTAGGATTTGCAAAAGGGAGCGAAGTAATGTTAAGACATATCAGAGAATCATTTAGAGATGAAGGATATGATTATGAAAAATTTAACGATGTAATTAATAAATAATGTATATAACTTGTAAATAAATAAAAATTTACTATATTTGAAAAAAATAAATACAATGACACACACAGAAGACATTAGAAGAATTATGACAGAAGATTACCAAGATTACCTATACAATAGGATTGAAGCATTATAAAAGCGTGTACAATTTTTAGAAGCGCAATTAGAAATCAGTAAACAAATAAATTTAAAACAATAGAAAAATGAACAAAGACAAATTAATTGAGTTGTACAAAAAGTACGGACTAACGAAAAACGATGTATTTAAGCACCAGCACTATGTGATTATCACAAGGCAAGGTATTGACAAGATACAAGCAGTTGAACAAATGAGTGTTACTTATGAAGTAATAAGATGTGAAACTAACTTTGCAGTATTTAAAGCATACGCAGAAAAAGAAGGTAAGAAGATTGAAACCTTTGGTTCTGCATTAAAAGGAGAAGGTTACAAAGATGGGAATACAAACTCCTGGTATGTTGCTGAAATGGCAGAGAAGAGAGCAATGTCAAGAGCAGTTCTTAAATTAACTGGGTTCTATGAACTTGGAGTATTTGGAGAAGATGAATCAGAATCATTTAAAAAGTAAATTAAATAAGTATATTAATCTAAATTAAAATAGAAGTATTATGAGTGCAATTATCAATTACAGTATCAGAGTAGACAAATTACCAAAAGAGAAATTTATCGCAGGTAAAGATGGAGCAGTTTACCTAAATTTAACAATGTCATTAAATGACGAAACAAGGTATGGGAATAACGCCTCTACCTACATTTCACAAACTAAAGAAGAGAATGAAGCTAAAAAACAAAGATGCTACATTGGAAACGGAAAAATAGTTTGGAACAACGGAAGTATTGTAAACGCTGAAAAAGAAGTAAAAGAAGCGGTACAAGAAGAGGTTGTAAGTGACTTACCATTTTAAAAATTATAGGGTAGTGTAAAAGCTACCCTTTTTTTTATATATTAGACAAAAATTAATGACACAAAATAAAAATAAATGGTTGAAGATATTACAGAAGAAAAGACAATAGAAAATAATTATATGAAACTCCTGCAACAAGATTGCGAGGTATTTACTGATGAGGTTATGGAATACCCTCCAAGTGCTATAAGTTTGGGAGAAAAAACATTAAATACAAAAAAAGGATTAAAGAAAGTACCAATACCAATAGGAACATACGGAAATATAAGTTTTGTACAAGCACCGAGTAAAACTGGTAAAACATTTTTTTTAAGTTTATTAGCAGGTGTTTATTTAAGTGGTCAAAACATATACGGAGGAAATTTAAAAGGGCATAGAGATGGAAGGTGTTTAATACATTTTGATACAGAAATGGGTTTATGGCATACTCAAAAAGTAGCACAACGCATTGAAAATATGGCTGGAGATATTGATTTAGGATGTTATAAAAAATATGCATTAAG